CCCCGTCATGGCTTCAGATGATAAATCCGTCACCTATGCGACAAAAGACGAAATCAGGGCGGTTTCTGAACAGATAACAGCCCTTCGTGATCGAGTGGACAATCTAACCAAGAAGAAAGCGAGGGACGAGGATGAGTAATCCGCTTTTTAACCAGATAGGTCAGCAGATGCCGGGTGGTATCTTGCAGAGGTTTCAGCAGTTCCAGCGGATGTTCCGGGGAGATCCCCGTCAGCAGGTTCAGCAACTCCTGAACAGCGGAAAGGTAAGCCAGTCGCAGTATGACAATGCCGTGAGACTTGCCAATCAGTTTCAGAAGATGATTGGAAGATAATTCAAAAAATGACGATTTTTTGAATTATCAAGGCTGTTTTTGCGAGATTTTCGCAAAAATCGCCAGAATATTGTTCAAATTGATTCTTTTCGGTTGAGTGCGCATAGACCGATGGAATAAATAAACTGAAAGGAATCAAAATAATGGCTCTTACAGATGAAGGAACGAACACTACGATGCTTGTTCAGCCGAGCGGATTCGGCAACGATGGCTTCATGGGCGGTAATGGTTGGTGGATTCTTATCCTGTTTATTCTGCTTGGTGGCTGGGGAAATGGATTTGGCAATGGTTTTGGTGGCGGTTTTGACGGCATCTATCCTTGGATGAATCAGAGCAACCAGATCAACGGCGGTTTCCGGGATCAGATGCTGAATGACAACATCACCTCTATCCGTGACGGCATCTATGGCATCAACAACCAGCTGTGCAACGGATTTGCCGGGGTTAATGCGAACATCTCCAACGGCTTTGCCCAGAGCGAGATCGCAAACAATGCCCGTCAGATGGCTGACATGGAACGGAGCTTTGCTGTGCAGAGTGCCATCCAGAACTGTTGCTGCGAAAACCGTGCTGGCATTGCGGATCTGAAGTATACCGTGGCAACTGAAAACTGTGCTGACCGTGCTGCTCTGGCTGACGGCATCCGTGATGTTGTGGCTGCGACACAGGCACAGACCCAGACGATCCTTGACAGGCTCTGTCAGGACAAGATCGACCAGAAGAATGACACGATTGCACAGCTCCGTCAGGAACTGCTCTTTGCTCGTGGTCAGGCTTCGCAGGATGTCCAGACGGCTGCTCTCCAGACGAGCAACGCTGTCACGGCGAATCAGCTCGTTGCTGAACTGCGTTCTTGCCCCATTCCGTCTATGCCTGTCTATGGCATGAACCCCATTTTCACTTGTGGCAGCAACAATGGCTGTTGCTGCAACTGCGGAGCGTGATGACAGATGGCAGAATATGCGTATAACCCGGTTCAGCTGGTAGAACCGAACCAGAACATTCTTCTGGACACGGTGATCCCTTGCAACAAGGGATATGTCTACCACAGGAATCAATCCGGGATTGTTATTCTCCGTGGCATCGTGAATTGCCCCACTTCATGCTTCGCCCGGTATCAGGTTGCGTTCAACGGCAACATCGCCCTCCCGGACGGTGCTACCGTTGGAGCGATCAGCGTTGCTCTTGCTATTGACGGCGAACCGATCCAGACCAGCAAGGCGATTGTCACTCCTGCTGACACGGCTACGAATCCTCCGACAGCGGAAAACTTCTTCAATGTCACATCTACGGCAATCATCACCGTTCCGAAAGGCTGTTGCTTCTCCGTGACCATTGAGAACACTTCTGCTCCTGCCACTCCCGGTGGAGTTGCCCCGGAGATTCTGGTTCAAAACGCAAACCTGACAGTATCCCGTATTGCTTGAGGAAGGAGGGGAAAGCATGAAAGAACTTCATGAACTCCGTGAAATGCTGTGCGATGAGCTGAAGGAGTACGGAAAGAAAGGCGAACTGTCCACAGGATCGCTGGATGTGGTTGATAAACTGACCCATACCATCAAGAACCTTGACAAGATCATGGAAGAAGATGGTTATAGCGGTTACTATCCTATGCATTATTACGATGACGAAATGCATCGTGAATCCTATGCCCGTGGGAGAGGGAGCAATGCACGGAGAGATAGCATGGGTCGGTATATGAGTGACGGGTATTCCCGTGGCAATCTGACCGACAAACTGCGTGACCTGATGAACGAAGCACCTGATGACCGCACTCGGATGGAAATCAAGCGGTTGATCGATAAAATGGAGTGAATGGAGGGGTAGCCGTGATCACAAAACATGATCTTGAAACGGCTATCGCCGAATGTCAGGGCAAGCAGAATCCTGATGCCAAGACTTGCATAATGCTGGCTGCGTTCTACACAATTCAGCGAGAGATGTTCGGGGAAGAAAAGGAAGCCGAGCAACCATCATACTCATACGCTCCTGCACCTGTTCGGAACACAGTTGGAATTGACAGCGAAAGTGAATTTGCCAGAGCGATAGAGGGGAAAGACATGGATGATGTTTTGCTCATCGTGGATGAACTCATGGATACGTTGCAGATCATCCAGCCAAAACTATACAATGCGGTTATGATGAAGCTTGCATGACGGGAGGGGGAAACCCCTCCTTTTTTGAACCCCGTTTGAACCCCAAACGGGGTTCTTTTTTTCTGTTTTTTCCTTCCCTATCATGGCATAAGAAAACCACGGATCGTTGATTCTCCGTGGTTTCGTATGTGGCTCAAATAGGACTCGAACCTATGACACTCCGGGTATGAAGCGGACTATTATATTATTTCGGATGCTTTATTTTTCAAGCATCACAGGATCATGTGACGGATTTTGAACCCCGTTCTGAACCCCAATCAGCCGATTTTCGACCTTTTTCCTCTCCTGTTCGGATCTGTCCTCGGATACTGAATCGTACACTTGGAGGATCATTTTTGAGTCCGAGTGCCCCATCCACTTTCTGCAAGTGTTCAGCTCCACCCCGGCATCCCGGCACATCACGCAGAAAGATTTCCGCAGCGAGTATGGCACGATGTCAAAGGAGATCCAATCAGGGAGGTTTCCTTCTTCCTTGAGTTGGATCTGATCCTTTCTCCTACCGTACCATCGGCGATCAATCCCGTTGATGGCGGTTTCCATGTGGGTTTTGTAGCTATTCCACACAACTCGCCATGTTGTGTGTGTGACTCTCTCCCCGTGGGCTGATGTGATCAGATAGCCTTTTCTGCCCTCCAGAGCCTGTTTTAGCGGTGGGAAGAGTGGAATAGTCCTGTTAGCCAGCCTTGTCTTTCCCTCGCCCGTATAAGCGTATTTCTGCCCGTCATTATGGGCTGTTTCCCTGACCGTGATGGTATTGTTCTTGAAATCCACATCACGGTCAATTTTGATGGCTTTGGCTTCCTGTGGTCTTAACCCGGCATAGAGCATCATCATCACAACGGGGTGTGCCCGGTGGTCTGTGCAGAGGGTCAAAATCCACTCCCTCTCCTGTGGGGTGATCGGTCTGTTCTTTGGGAGCGTTCCCTTGTGAGGTTTCGCCGTCTTATCCCGTGCCGGGTTTGAACGGATCAGCCCATCAGCCACCGCCGAATCGAACAAGGCAACGTAGAGCTGTCGAGCTGATTTGAGGTATGAATTGGAGCAGCTTTTGAAATGCGTTGAGTAAATGCATTTAATATCGGAAGGAACTACATTGGCGATCTGTTTCCAGCCGATCTCATCAACCAGATGCTGGAGCAGAATCGCCAGACTCGTCTTTGTCGAATCCGAAACCGAGGGGTAAGCCCTTTTCAGCCAAGGGAGAGCGTAATCCGTGACCGTGGCTTTCCGCACGATCCCGGCGATCTCATCCCGTTTGTAATCCTCCATTTTGGCAACGGCTTCCTCCGTGGAGCTGCCGTAGAACTGCTTCCCGTGATACTTGCACTTGTATCGTCCGTCTTTCCTGCGTTTCAGTGTCGGTTTCTTCTCACGAGGCATAAGTCAATTATCCTGCCATTATTTCTTTTTTCTTTGCACTATTTTCAAGCATCGTAAACGCTGCTTCACAGATGGAATGGTCAGCCTTCCGATAATACATTATCAACCTGTATTCCGTATCAGTTAGTTCGATACCCTGATTCTGTCGTTGCTGATCTCCGAGTATGTCATCAATAGAAATTCCGAAAGCGTCAGAAATCGCTTGCAGTTGGTACGAGTTCGGGCGAGTCATATCGTGTTCCCATTGGCTAACCGCTGATTGAGAAACGCCGATGCGCTTTGCGAACTCCGATTGATTCAGATAGTGCCGTTTCCGTAACTGTTTCAAGGTGTCTGAAAGCATTATGATTCCTCCCTTCTGGTTCAATTATAATTTTTCTCATATTTATTTCAATATTTTATAAGAAATATGTTGACAAAATAAGAAATATAATATATGATCAATACATCAAATGAAGGAGGGCTAATCAGATGGCAACTCGGAAAGAAATCTTTGTAGGACTCGGCACAACTCATCCCCCCGTTGATGAATACGGGT